CTACCAAGGTGCAGAAAAGGCGGGACAAACCCTTAGCGGTAAGTTCAACAAGATGATGGATTCTATCACCGAGCTTGCCCTAAAAGTATATGAAGCCATTAGCCCTATGCTTGGCCCCTTGGTAGACTTTATGTCCGCTGTCTTTGAGAGTATAGGGGGAGGTATAGGCTGGCTCATTCAGAAGTTTCAAGAGGGGAATCCTATTATATGGGGTATCGCAGGAGCTATAGGTATATTCACCACTGCATTGATACTACACAATACCTATACAGCTATTGCTACCGCTTGGCAAAATAGACTTACCTGGGCAGTGATTAAGACAAACCTCGCCTTTTTAGCTAATCCTATCACGTGGGTAATAGCGGGTATTATTACTCTTATAGCTATGATTGCCTATTGCATTGTAGGGGTAAGTGGTTGGGGTAAGGCGTGGGAATATACCGTGCAAGGTATGAAATACAGTTGGGAGGCTTTTATCCTTACTTATCAGGCTCATTGGAACACAGCAGTCAATGCTTTTATGGCAGGGGTAGATGCTTGTAAGCTCGCTTGGTATAAGTTCAAAGAAGCGGTTGGTTTAGGTGATAGTACCGAGAATCAAGCAATGATTGCCAAGATACAAAATGACTTGCAGGAGCGTGCCAAATCGGTAACAGAGGGCTATAAGAAGGCAAACGAAGCGGGAGCTAAAGCCAAAGAAGCCTTTGGTAAGGCCTGGGACTCTTTAGAGTTCAAGAGCTTTAAGGAGGTAAAAGATGGGCTAATGGGCAAGCTGGGTATGAAAACTGAAAGTACTCCCACACCAGGTATGAGCCCTATTACGGGAGAAGCTACTGCCGCCACAGGAGAAGGGGCTAAAACCAAAGATAATATCGTATCAGGGGGCACCCGACAAACGCATATCAATATACAGATAGGCAATGTAGGCACTGATACTAAGGTATATGTTTCCTCTGTACGTGAAGGAGTAGAGAACTTTGGGGCAATGGTGAAAGAGGAACTCCTCAGAGCAATTAATAGTATAAACCAGTTGCAGACAAGCTAATGAAAGATATACTGATAGACAACAACAATGACCTACGCCTATTGGCAGGTGATTTTGAGGTGGGGTACTCTGATAACCAACAACAAAAGGCCATACTCACTACTGAAAAGGGAGAATGGAAAGAACATCCAGAAGTAGGGGTAGGCATCGCCCAAATGCTCGCAGATGATCTCTATACCGAAGTACTCATCGAAATAAAGAAACAGTTGGAGTATGATGGTATGCAGATTAATGATGTAGCCCTACAAGAGGGCGGCAAATTACTAATTGATGGACAATATAATTAATCTATGGCACTAAACAAACAAGCCCTCAAACAAGGCATTATTGCCCTTCTGTAGGATATGCTTACCAAAACCGATAACAGTATAGAAGAGTATGCCGAGCGCTTAGCCTCCCTTATTGACGCCTTTGTCCGCGGTGGTGAGGTAACGGTGCAAGCAGGAATCACCCTACAGGCGGGGACTTATACGGGTGCCACGACCAGTACAGGAACGGGGACAATAAGCTAAGCGGTTAGTAACTCAAAATTAAAAACTTAAAAAATGGATTGGATATTAGAAGGACTTAAAGAACACATTATATCATTCTTAGGAATGGTACTCTCAGGTTTGGCAGGTTGGTTTTTTGGCCGCCCAAAGCAACAAATGGAGTTACAGGCCAATGAATTAGACAATGTGGATAAAGCGGTGAAGATATACCGAGAGATGATAGAAGACTTAGGGGCTAAGTATGCCAATGCAATCGAAGAACTCAAGAAAGCCAATGCCCGCATTAAGGACTTAGAGGCTTCCGTAGAGGAACTTTTAGCAGAACTTAAAAAATACAAGCAACTCAATGGTAAAACAAAATGATTGTCACAGTCCTACATAATCAGTCACTATTAGACCTCGCCCTGCAACACACGGGCACGATAGAAAGCGTCTTTGAGTTTGCCGAAGCCAACACTATTAACATCACTGATGATGTGCAAGCGGGCAAAACCTTAGTATTACCGGCAGAAGCTTTTACCAACAAAGATATTTTAGGCTACTACACCGCTAAGAATTTGCAGCCCGCAACGGCTTTTTCTAAAGAAGACGAACAAGTTTTTGAAAGACTTGAGGGTATTAGTATATGGGCAATAAATTTAGATTTTGTAGTAACACAACAATAACTATGGCACGAACGATACAAGAAATACAAACGCTTATTCTCCAAGCCAAAGCACAAGAGCCTGCTTTGAATGAACTCAACAGCACCTCCAAAGTAGCTATATGGCGATTGTGGGTGTATATCATCTCAGTAGCAATATGGAGCCTTGAGAAGCTCTTTGACCTCCACCGTGTGGACATAGACAGACGCCTTGCCGAGCTTAAACCCCATACCGCTCGTTGGTATAGAAGCAAAGCCCTTGCCTTTCAGTATGGTTTTGACCTTTTAACTGACAGCGATAAGTTCAACAATACGGGACACACAGAAGAACAGATAGAAGCAAGCAAAATTGTCAAGTACTCTGCCGTTGTGGAAAGCCCAAATGAGGGGCGTTTGATAGTAAAAATAGCAGGAGAACAGGGCGAGCAATTGCAACCTATTACCGATGCCCAAAAGCAAGCCTTTGAAGCGTATTTGCAGGAGATAAAAGACGCGGGTGTACGCCTATCGGTAGTAAATTATCAACCCGATGTGCTGCACTTGCAAATGAAGATAGTATATGATCCCCTTGTATTAGATAGCAACGGACAAAGTATCATTCACGCCACTAAGCCCATAGAAACGGCTATTAAAGACTATTTAAAACGCCTACCATTTAATGGCGAGCTCGTATTAGCGCATCTCATTGACGAACTTCAACAAGCAGAAGGAGTGAGGATACCACATTTGGTACTGGCACAGAGTAAACATATTGGAACTAATGGCAACTATGGGGCATTCGAAGCCATAGAGATAAGCAAGATACCCACTGCAGGCTACTTTACCATTGACAACTTTAACGATATAACCTACATTAGCAATGTATAACCTAAACATTGACAAACTGCTCGTACTTCTTACCCCTACCTTCCTGCGCAAACCCAAATTGGTAGCGTGGCTAAGGACATTAGCAATGCCTCTGAACAAATTATTAGATGACTTTAAAGCACATAGAGAAAGAGACTTGTATAACCTTACCCACAACAGCCAAGTATGTTACCTCCGTAAAGCTCTTAATGATGAGTTTGACTCTCAGCTAAGACGTATTAAGATAGAAGACGGAACGCGGAATATAAGGCGATACATTTACCAAAGAAATGTCAATAGACCCTTGTACCTGGGTAGAATGTTCCTATACTTACGGGGTAACTATATTGATGGGGGTGTAGATTTCGTAGTAGTACTCCCACGAGATTTAGAATATGACAAATACAAATTAGAAGCTTTAGTAAACTTCTATAAGCTCGCGGGTAAGAGATGGACTATAAGAATTGATTAATATGAATAAATTAAACTTAACACACGAGGCGGGATATCCCTTTGATGTCAATTTCCTTTCCTTTATGCAAAATGCCTACAGTCTATTTAACAATTTGGGACACCTTGCAGGTAACAAGGTGATTGTTTCTGGATGTGAGCAGACGGGAAATACCCTTTCGGCGGGCACTGTATTTATCAATGGCGAACTGTTTCCCTTTGAAGGTGGGGCAAAAGATAGTACAGTGTTTATCAAAGAGCTTACCAATGAGGTAACCTTTGAAGACGGATTCCTCCGTCCCTTGGAGGTGATAAGGAGTGTAGCATTCGGCAGGTCTACCCCTGAGAAGACTTTTAATTGGGAAGACTTCAAAAGACTGAATAACCTGCAAGAATTAGAAGATAGAAAGGCAGAAAAGGAAGCATTGAATGACTTAAAGAGAGAGGTAGAAAGACTTAAGTTGCAAAAGCAAGCGGTGCCTATAGGTCTGATTGCTTTATGGGGCAGGCCCGCCTCGGAAATACCCTCAGGCTGGAGGGAATATGTGAACTTACGCGGTAAAATGCCTATAGGTCTTGACCCTGACTATGTTAAGAAACCCGAAGACTCACAAGACTATCGTCTTAATGCACTCAACCAAAGTGGTGGCGAACGTTCCCACAAACTCACTATTGATGAGATGCCAAGCCATAGGCATGACGCCGTGAATGATGGTTCAGGTAGCGACTCGGATAGTAGAGGTGATGGTACAGCCTTTAATATGGACTTTTGGGAGGTAACCCCGAACCGAAGGAATGTAATGAGAATAGAGCCTACAGGAGGTGACCAACCCCACAATAATATGCCCCCTTATCGTGTGGTACAATTTATTGAATATGTAGGTATATAACCTTAATTAATAATTGATAATGATAGCAATACAAATATTAAAGCAATGGTTTTCCAACTTTAAAAAGCCTACTCAAGAGCAGTTCTGGGCGTGGCTGGATAGTTTTTGGCACAAGAGTGAGAAAATTCCAATGACCTCTATAGAGGGGTTGGAAAATGTGATACAGGGTACTGCTTCCGCAGAACAGCTGCGCAACCATCTCACCGATAGCCAAGCTCATAAGGGACTGTTTGAAGGGAAAGTGGATAAGGTACCAGGGAAGATACTATCATCCAATGACTACACAGATGAGGAAAAAAGAACCAATGAAACCAACGCTAAAAAACGAGTGGTGGGGATCACTGTAACAGGGGATGTTACAAAAACTCTTACTATTACCCTTGCCGATGGGGAAACGATGCAAGCTACTTTTGATGATAAGGATACATTACCCAAAAATGTAGCCGATATCAAGCTCAATTCTCTCATGTTTGACAAGGGGACAGGAGTACTCACAGGGCAAAGAAGTGATGGAACACCTCTAACAGTTAATCTTGACGGCCGTTATGCCCTTATTGACCACACTCACTCTTGGAAAGATATAAAAGATAAACCAGCAGTGGAGCGAAGAGAGGAACAAGGTGTTGTACACTATGATATAGATGGAATTGGGCGTATTACGGTACTCGAAGAAAGAGCACTGTTAGAAAAGATACAGAGGAGAACAATGGCTATAGAGGTTAACTCCTCTACTACTTTAAACAGCCAGAATGTTGGAAGAGTATTAAAGAGCACCAGTAGTTCAGATATTACCATAGATCTATCGGAAATGCCTAATAATGCCCTATTATCTGTAGTAAAGGCGGAAGTGGGAAATATTACTTTTACGGGAAAAACAATTATAGGTGATAGCTCTATTACAGGGGCAAAAGGTAGTACAGCAAGCCTTCTAATTCATGGGGACGAAGTTATTGTTAATGTAAATAATAGATAATGAATACACAACTATTTTGGGACTTTGGAAATTCTCCTGAAAAAGATATTTACGAGTTTAATGTCACCTTTCTTGTAAAAGGACTACTAAAGGCTTACCCAAAAGCAAGGGAGGTAATTCGCAATTTAACAGTAGATAATGTTTTTTCAACTAATTGTACTATAAATGATAGGAATTTCAATTTAAGTAGTCCCAAGTACAGTATAAACTCAAAAACACAATTAAGAATTGGAGATACTTTTGATAGAAACTATTATCCCACTATCAGTATAGAGGGAGACGATGTTAGATTGGTATTCCCCTCTAAGGTAATTACGGAGTCCTATAATCAGAAATATGTAGGCGAGAATAAAATAGAGAAAAAATTAAAGGATATAGAAGTTAAATTTATAGCTTTTTACTGTTATATCATTTCTGTACGTGATAGTCCTTATGGAGAATATACTTTCAGTAAAAAAGATCCAAAACTTTATATAGGAGGGAAGGAAGTATATGTGCAATTTGACTATTATAGTGGGGGCTTTGGAGCAACGCCTAATTCATTATATACGGAGGTAAGATTTAATAAAATTTTTGGATTTGGATATAGTTTTGGAAATTATTCAAGTGTAGATAGTATATACTATGTTGATACAAATAGCCCCGTAAGTTTTAAAGATATAGCTAATAATGTAATAGTAATAGAGATATGAAAAAAAGTAAACGTACCATTCACTATCTTGTAGTCCACTGTTCTGCTACTCCAGAAGGTAGGCAGCATACGGCTAAGGATATAGACCTTTGGCATCGCCAAAGAGGTTTTAACGAAATCGGCTACAACTATGTAGTCCTTTTGAACGGCACCATAGAGGACGGAAGAGATGTGGATAAGATACCCGCCCATGTGGAGGGACACAACAAGGACAGTATAGGGATCTGTTACATAGGTGGGGTGGATAAGAATACCCTCCAACCCAAAGACACCCGTACATTCGCACAGAGAGAAGCCTTAAAAAAGCTCCTCACCGAGCTTAAAGCCCTCTATCCCGAAGCCGAGATTTTAGGACACAGAGACTTCCCAGGGGTAGCTAAAGCCTGCCCTTGTTTTAACGCAAAAGACGAATACAAAAACATTAGCAAATGAGAAAATTAGCACTATTATTATTGGCGTTCCTTGCTTTGGTAAGTTGCCGTACTCGCAAGGTCGCCACTACCGAGCAACGCCAAGTACAGAAAGAGCACTTTATCCATTACAAGGATAGCTCACAGCTCTTTGCCTATGAAGGTCGCAAAACGGCCTTATCCGACCTGTCCGACCAGTCCTTTGAGCTCGAATTAGAAAGCCTAACCGACAGCGTGGGCAACCCCCGTGAACTCATCTACACCCGCATTCGTGACGGAGATAGTGAGACCATAAGGGTAACAAACGGAAAGGTGAAAATTAAAGCTACAAACACCCATTCTAAGAGCCTACAGCAGGCTGATAGTACCCTTTATAATAATTCATACACTCGCATTAAATCTGAAGCGCTTAAGCACAAATACGTACAATTCAAACAGGTGAACAAACAAGTAAAAAGTAGCCCCGTAAGGCATATCTTTTGGCTCTTGCTACTCGCTGTATTAGTATTTATCCTTTGGAAATATAAGCCGTTTCGGTGGAAAATTTAAACAGCTTTTAAATGAAGTTTAAACACTGCTAAAAAGGAGGACAAGCAGTATAAAAATGTCCTCCGCTTGTTTTCAAAATAACTCCTACATCATTTCTTAAACATAACCACGCAGGCTGCGGAGGACATAAGTCTTCTGTTGCCTGCGTGTTTCTTTTATGTTTGAATGATGTAGGAGCCGCAAAAGTACAACTATTTTCTGAATTACAAAAACAAAATAACAAATGGCAAAATTCAAGTACAAAGAACAGCACGCTATCATTATAAAAGTAAGTAGCGAACAAGAGCAAAAAGAACTATTCGAAAAACTCCAAAAAATGGGGTTCACTAACCTTAAAGTAGTAAGTGTATAATGGAAATCAAAGTCAAACACACCAGCGAAAACTTCAAAACCTTTCGCGCCGAAAAAGTAAAGTCCCTTTTCAATGCCGAAAACGGGCACACGTGGGAACACACCGCCAATCTACCCATAGAAGACGAAGGTTGGCAAATAGGGCTTATCGTAGGTCCTTCTGGAAGCGGTAAAACCTCCATAGGTAAACAAATATGGGATAGTGGTATAACCAACCTCACCAAAGGGTGGAACCCGAACCTACCCATTATTGAGGATAT